TGCACGGGAGTATTGGTGATTTGGAATTTTGCGTTGCTTTAAAAGCCCACCAGCAAGCATGAGGTCAACCTCGTCTGGGGACATAACCAGCATTTCTTCTAAATCTTCTGAAGAATACTTGTCAGACAAGACAATCTTCTTAAGCAACTTGGAGAACGGTTTTGCAAAAATCTCACCCCTGGCCCTGTTGAGCCTGATATGCATCATCATTGCATCAATCTCATCAACATCAAAAAATAAAACGGGAACCTTTTCGCCGTGCTTTCGCTGAAAATGTTTCTCTCCAGCGATAACCCATCGGTGTGTTCCGTCAATTATTGTCATATCTTCCGCTCTTACGATAATCGGTTGTAACCAACCGCATTCGCTCATGGAGAGTCGCAATAACTCCATGTCTGGCTTGAGGACATAATTAATCCTCCAGTCAGCAGGCTTAATAGAGTCAAAAGCCGTGTATTCAATTTTCATCGTGTGTCATCCAATCTGTCTAAATCGTTTAAGTCTGCTTCTTCTTGTTGCGCAGCAGCGAGACGCATTGTGTGTGCCCTCGTTTTTGGTCCGACAGGATTAGGGCTTGTTACTTGGAACTCGTTAAGAAGAAGGGTTCTAATCAGGGAATCAAGAGGGTATCCGAACGGGTCTTTCGCTTGCTTTTTTCTAAATTCTCCAGCGAACTTATAGGCAGAAGCCTGATACCCAGGAGTCAGCATATTTTCTTCAATGCAGTCTCTTACGCCATCCCATCCTCTTGAGACATAATCAGCAATCAAGCCCTCAATATTGAAAGATGACCACCATCGCCGTTGAGCATCAACTTGTGGGTAGCACTCATACAGTCTGTCAAAAAAGTCTGGTTCAGTTGCAACGACATCGCCAAGACGGCGAGAAGCAACTGCGTGAAGCGGAATCCCTACACGAGTATTGCTTCCAGTGATAGAAGCAATGTCGTAGTACTCACAGTATTCTGCCCCATGTTCTTCGGTAATAAACTTTAAAACATCATCTGTTGTCCAGTCATAAATGACTTTTGCAAACCTAAGAGGGACGGATTTTTTCATTCTGAAAGGAATGTTGATGTAGTTTTCGTGGAGTTTCTGAACACAGGACCTGTAGCGAATCATTGACTCATTTGCACGAACTCCCGTTAGAAAAGCGGTTCTACCCGTCTTTCCTTGCATCGTATAAAAGTCAACCGTTTCGGGTATCGGGCGTGAGGGGTCAATGCCAAAATGCTCTGCCTTGATGGCGAAGTCTGGCATCTCTCGGACAAGCCTTCCTCGTTTTGCTCTCTCTGGGGACCAGAGAAGTGCGTACTCACGACGACCCAAAACCCAGACTTCTTGACCGACTGGAAGGCAGTACCATTCCATATCAACCCAGTCATAGTCTCTAACTTTCATAATGAAATCAATAACTAGCGGACTGACCATTTCTTCATCACGGAAAATAACTTTGACTGGTCCAAGACCTCGTTCTTCATGGATTTCTTTTGCCAAGTAAAGAATTGCTGTTGAGTCTTTGCCACCAGAGAACTGGACACATACCGTGTCAAATGTGTCGTAGACATGCCTAATTCTTTGGCGAGCAGCATCAACACATGAGATGTCAAGGAACATTCGTTGACGGGTCATGGCTATTTATCCAAATAATCGGTCATAGTGTCTTCGTTGATGTTTTCAAAATCCCAGCGACCATCAAGAGCAGCCCAAAGAGCAGCGTCAATGGGTGTTGCTTCCATTTCATACTCACGCATTTTGTTGCGGTGAGATTCAATTGCTTTACGCAGGAATTCAACGGTCTTTAGTCGCTCTTCTACGGCATCGGTACCAAGGGCAATCATGCGGGCTACTTCATCTAGTCGTGAAGTAACATGGAATCTAAATCGCTCAATCTTTTTTCTGCGGTTATCAAATTCGGCAGTTGTTTCAGCGATAAGGCGAATGCCGTCCTCGCCAAGTTCGTGGTATCGGGCGACTTCCTCTTGGTTCTTCTCGTGGATTAACTTCAATTGGTTGTCAAGGTTGTTTGCCAGGGCTTGAACAGCCCTATGCCAACGGCTCCAGTTTTCAGGCAATCGCAAATAATCACGCTGCTCCTCTGAGGCGTTGTTTTTAATTTCTTCGGCTACGAGCCGAGCAAAAGCATCATCGTTCATTTTCTATTACTCCATATTGGGCAGATTGTTTTAAAAGAGCACCAGTCGCATAACTTGTGCTTGATTGGTTCAAATACGCCTGAGGCGCATCGTTCGTCAATTCCTTTGCGGACTTCCACAACGGTTGACCGAACTTGTTCTCTGTCGGAATCTTCCATCTTTTTTGTTAGACGGACAGAGTCTTTAATAAACAACAGTTCAACCGCAGATACGGTTTCTTGTAGTTGCTTCTCAATGACATATCCATACAGAAAAAGTTGAAAGTATTTGTCTTCCTGAAATCTTGGGGCGGGCGCTTTGCCAGTTTTGTAGTCACCGATAATGATTCCATCTTCAGTCCTACGCCACCTGTCTATGAACCCCTTGATAGCGACACCGTCAATGTCGTTGTTAAGTTCCGTTTCCAGACCATCAAAATTTATTTCCGATGGGTTCTCCATAGAGAAAAGGTTTTCAATACACCACCAAGAAGTCCACCTAAACATTCTTCTGTCCTTGTCTCCACGGACATACGGAAGTGTTTTTTCTTCATACTCCTTGTCCCACCATTCTTTGGCTAAATGGCGAGCAGTATCAATGTTTCTCTGTTCTGAAGGTAAACCGTAAAGGTCTTCTAGAACAGAGTGAACATAGTTTCCACGAAGTGTTGCTTCTGTTGGTGGTTCAGTTAGTCCATCTATGCGTGACAGTTTGTACTTTAGTGGACATTGCTGAAATGTTGAAATTGAAGACGGAGATAGGTATTCAGGAGCCTTTAGCGGTGCGCTACTCATTATCCTGCGTTTCGCCATTGAATGAAATGCGCAAGCATTCACCAATCAAAGCCTCAAGGTCCTCAACAGTTGCTGTTGCAAGTGTTGGTTTTGGACGAGCGCCAGCGTGTTCTGTCCAGAACTTGTTCAACTGTGCTTTTCCTTCTGCACCGAATCCGCCAACAAGACTGGTGAAACTTCCCCATAACTCCTCAATGCGAGGGTCAACCTTTTGCACCACAGGAGCAGGAGTTTCTGTTGCTTCCATTGCTTCTTCGGTTCGCGCAAGGTAGAGACCGACTCCAAGAGCCTGTGCAGCCTTCTTTAACGCATCAGATACAGCGCCCTTAAATTCGTCTCCCAGGTCAACGATTTCACCTTGCTTTGTGCGCTTGATTTTTTGACCGCCGAATCCGTCTTTCGTTACGCTGACAAACTTGTCTGTGCCTGGATAGATACTCATTCGGACATGTGCGACGATGAAATCGGGGTCAAGGGAGTCACGCTCACACTTGATGATTTCATACGACCAAGCATCAAATCCAAGAGTCTTGTTGAGACGAGTGATTACTTCGCTGACGGGAATGTATGTCAGGTAGGTGCCACCTTTTTTGAGTTGACGCTCTACCTCAGCAGGAAATGGTTCTGACAGTTCTTGCTGAATTTTTGCAATGCGCTGACGCTCTTGCTGTGCTTCCTGCTTACGGATTTTAATCCAATCAAGTTCTGCAGTTACTTCTTCTGCCACAACAGTTTCAGCAGGAACGCTTTCCTCTGGTGGGGTGGTTGTTTTTTTTGTAGCAGCCATTACTTGGCCTTTCTAATAATGATATTTGTCTTGTAGTCACCGACTTCGCAGTAGTTATCTGCGTTAATACCGAACTTTGCAAGTTCCTTAACCCTCCAGTAGGAAGGCTGGATAAAGTCCAACATCTTGACGGCGATTTCTTGAGGAGACAGTACCACTTCACCTGTATCCAAGTCAATAGCAGATTCCATGATTTTGCGAGACACCGTGGTAGCCAGCGTTTCGTGGTCCCACTTCTTTCGGTCCGAAGCGCCACGAACTTCAATCGTGGAGGAGCCAACGGACATGTCTTCAACTTTTGCGTTCTGGAAAACAGTCATGACTTTTGAAGAGTAGAAAGAGTAAAGGTCGCCCATTGCGCTTTTCACTTCATGCAGTTTGACTAGAGACTCACCAACTTCTTCAAGCGGTGGTTCTGAATCCAAGAACTCATTGAGTTGGTCCTCAACATCCATAAGTTGTCTAATAAGTTTTGCTAGTACATCATTGGCATCGGTAGCCATGATTTCCTTTCGTAGATAGTTATTACAATATTTGCTAGATGATGATAGCGGCTCTTTTCCGCTGAGGCAAGCCCAAACCTGCCAAATATGTAAAAGCACCCACAGCGGAGTCAACTTGGTCGTCGTGATTGACTGCCTCTGGGAATGATGCAAATTCATCCAACCAGTCTGTGAGCCAGGAACCACGCACAAGACGGACATTTCCGTTAGCCACAGCGGCAGCGAACGGGCGGGCACGGGTAACTTTGTCTCCAGACGAGCGCAAGCCAATCAAATCGTACCCTGGGACCACATAACGGGCGTACTGGTCAATAAGGGCTTTACCGCTAGAACCTGGTTCTTGTTCAATTCTGATTGAAACCATATGTCCGTCTTCAGCGGCAGTTTGGGCGATGAGTTGCTCTACTTTTTCGCCTCTTGCCCTTATCTTACGGACATCCATAACATATGCGATTCCTTGGTCAAAAAGCATTAATGTACCGACGGTCCAGTCTGGGTCTGGGTTTCCCGAGTGTGGCTCGGTAGCAGCCAAGTCCCAAAAACGCACAGCACGAGCGGCTGATGTGACCTGTGGCACATCTGTTGAGTCAATAATGACAAAATCTTCACGATTGAACAAAGTACCGAGGCTCGTAGACCACCAGTCGCCCTGCTCCAGACGGCGACGCTCAACAGGGTCAAGGGCTGAAAGAGCCTGACGGTATGAATCGGCGTCAATTCCAGGGTTATCTGTCAAAAGGCTTGGAACAAAGATTCTGCCCGTGTCATGACCCTCAACGATGAAACGCTGGCGAACCCAGTTGGGGGCAGGGTTTGAGGCAGCCCTCATTCGGAGAGGAACCTGAGAAAGCGGACCGCTGGCAGGGCGACGAAGACGGGAGAAAAGGTATCGGTAGTCAGATTCTCGGATTTCGGTAACTTCGTCCATCCCGATGAACTGAAATTCTGAACCCTTGTAGCGAAGGTAGTCGTTGGTGTTGTTTAGGTATCCAAACGAGATACGAGCGCCAGACGGGAATGTAGCCACATAAGAGTTAGCGTTCCAGTGAATGTCGTCGTAGTTAGCCATCCACGACTTAAATCTGTCCATAAGAGCGCCAGGAAGCGACAAGTCAGCGAATGTGCGGCGGAATAGGATTGCCGAGTACCCAGGGACATCCACATACTGAAGAGCCGACATGAGTAGAGCAGAAGACTTTCCACCTCCAGCGGCACCTCCAAAAAGACCCTCTAGAGCATAGGTACGCAAAAAGACCTTCTGTGTGATTGACGGTGTCTCTGGGCAAAAGTGCGGTTCTTTGGGCTGCAGATAATCGTAAACAGCATTCCAATCGGGCATAATCATCTCCTAAGTGAAAACTCTACTATTCCAAGACGAGTAAAACGGGATAAAAGTTGTTCTTGTAATGACAAAACGGAAACAATGCGCTAATGTACTCGTACCATGGTGACTGAAAAACGAAAGCGCCCTCGCTTTAATAAACTTCGCGTGCAACTAGCCCAATTTAGGGTAAAATCAAGAAAAGCCATGAATAGAGGCAATGCTGCCCATATGTTCATGATTTTTTTTGTATTATTTAATTCAGTAGGTGCGTGGATTATTGCGCCCCAATACGGATTGATAACGGCTGGAGTTTGCTCTGGTCTCTACGGGTACTTGTTAGGAAACGAATAACACATGGCATGGAATTCCAATAAGTCGCTCAATGGATACGACCAAAAGGCAGCGCTAAACGCAGGTGCTCCGATTGCATTTAACCCTTCATTTGCAGGAAAACCCTATAGCGACTCGTGGGATATTGAGCGCGCATACCGTGAAGGAATGCAAAAGGTAACTTGGGTTTTTAGATGCATTGATGCCATCGCTGGAAACCAAGCCCGCCTTCCTATGGTTCTCAAGAAGGACAACTCCCCTCAGGGTGCTGTTGTTCGCAGAAATGATTCAATCCTTGACATTTTGAACTCAAAATCCAATGAAGGTGAAAACTCGTTCATCTTCAGATACAGACTGTCGGCCCAACTTTTGATGAGCAGCCGAGGCGCTTTTATTGAAAAAGTTCTTGGTCGTGACGGTCGCGTAATCGCCTTACACCTTCTGCCGCCACAACACACAAAGCCAATCCCAGACCCGAAGAAGTTTGTCTCTGGCTACGAAGTTGACATGAAGAACGGTACAAAAGTGTACCTCAAGCCAGAGCAAGTGATTTGGGTTCGTCGCCCACATCCCCTTGACCCTTACTTGTCAATCACGCCAATGGAATCTGCTGGCGTAGCGATTGAAATTGAAAACTTGGCAAAGTTGTATAACCGTAACTACCTGCTGAACGATGGTCGTCCAGGTGGACTTCTTGTTGTTCGTGGAGAGATTGATGACGACGACAAGGACGAGTTGCGTAACAGATTCCGAGGGAACCTTGGAAAGACTGGCGCAACAACCGTTATTTCTTCTGACGACGGAGTTGACTTCGTTGATACTTCGGCAAGCCCAAGAGACGCTGCATACACACAGATGCGTCAAATCACTAAAGAAGAAATTCTTTCGGCTTTCGGTGTTCCAGAGTCAGCAATCGGAAATGCTGCTGGTCGCACTTTCTCCAACGCTGGCGAAGAATTACGAGTCTTTTGGATGGAGACAATGCTCCCCCACCTTGATTCGCTCGCTCGTGCCTTAGATGAACTTGATGACCGTTATTATGTTGACTTTGACACGAGCAGTGTCCCCATTTTGATTGTTGCCAAACAAGAGCGTGCTCGCTATTTGATGGATGAGTTCCAGCAAGGTTTAATCTCCGCAAACGAATATCGTGATGGAACAGGCAAGAAGAAAGTTGATTCAGAGTTGGCTGACAGCCTCTTGCAGAATCCTAACCAAACACCGATTGCTAACACGGAGAAGCCGTTTAAGCCAGAAGAACAGCAACCAGTTGATATGGCTGCTGGTGCTGCTGCTGGTCCTCCAGGGCTACCGATGACTTCCCCAGAGGTTCCACCAGAGGAATTGGCAGCCGCTGGCATAACGCCAGTACCCGCAGAGGGTGGCGCACCAACAAGCCTTGAAACAACAGTCGCGCCAACTCCTGAAGGCGCTTTGAGTGCTGAATTTGGTGGAATGGAATACAAGTCTGCCGACATGTCTTTTGACGATGAGTGGGGAATCAAGGCTGAACAAGATTCGGATAGATGGACGGAAATACTTGACCGTACTCTTGAGCGTTACTATGAGCGCCAACAAAGAGTCATCTCCGAGAAAGCAAGCGGAGCAAAGTCTCGCAAAGCGATTTCCTCAAAAACCCTAGACATTGAAGCAATTTTTGATTCAGAAGTCTGGGCTAAGCAACTCAACGAAGATGTTCGCCCAATGCTTAAGGCTATTGCTACAGACGCAGTAGAACTTGCTGCGCAAAAAACTGGAATGCCAGCAGAAGTAGAAGAATCTGAAATTGACAAAGTCGTGGACGAGCAGATTGAGCGCATGCAAAAGGCAAACAGCACGACAAAAGAAGAGATTGCCGCCGCTCTGATTATCGCCATGGCTATGGGTGATGACGAAGACAGAATCGGTTTACTTAAAGCAGCACTCGCTGCCATTTTCGCCAACCTGCTTGGCAAGAGGAAGCGAGTCATTGCAGAGCAAGAGGCTCAGACTGCCTACAACGCAGGCACATACTTGAGTGGAATCCAAATGGGTGGCGGAACAAAAACATGGGTTACTCGCCGTGATTCACGGGTACGCGGAGAGCACATGCTTATCCACGGCAAAACAGTAAACATTAAAGATGCTTTCAGCGTTGACGGCTCTTCTTTGAGGTTTCCTGGAGACCCACTTGCTCCAATAAGCCTAACCATCAACTGCAGATGTAGATTGAAGTTTGACTAATGCCTATAATGCAATTATCTGAACCTTCTTTTAGGAACTTTGTTAAATCAAACAGAATTGCTGTAGTTGATTTTTGGGCTGAGTGGTGTGGTCCATGCAAAGTCATGGAGCCAATCATTAGGTCTTTGAGTGAGGAAATGGCTGGTTCAGTCGCTTTTGGCGCTGTAAATGTTGACGAAAATGAGCAATTTGCTCTCGGGCAAGCGATTATGAGTATCCCGACAATGATTATTTACTCTGGCGGCATTGAGGTTGACAGAATTATTGGCTCTCGCAGTGCCGAAAAACTCAAAGAAGAAATCTCAAAATACCTCTAGTTTACTAAAACCCTACTAGGTTTACTGAAAGTATCTGCAAAATATACTGATTGTTCCCGAAAACAACAGCGCTTATGGTTTATTGTGTATCAAGACCTGTTGATTTTGGAGTCACTATGCCATATGTAAACGAGCATGACATTACTGGTGCTGAATACAAGGCAATGCAAGGACAAGTCAATGTTGACGAAGCCCAAGGTATTGTTGAGTGCTTCGCTGCTGGTCTTGGAAACAAAGACTCAGTTGGCGACATTTGCCTCCCAGGATGCTTTACTGAAAGCCTGAAGCGCCGTAAGCCTCGTGTCGTATGGGGACACAATTGGAATGAGCCAATCGGTAAAGTTCTTGAAATCTATGAAGTCGGACCAAACGACCCACGACTTCCTATGAAGATGAAGCGTGCTGGAATCGGTGGACTGTATGCCAAGGTTCAATTCAACCTGAAATCCGAACGGGGTCGCCAAGCGTTTGCCGATGTTTCTTTCTTCGGAGAAGAGCAAGAGTGGTCAATCGGCTACAAGACCCTTAACGCTGATTACGACAGCCAGCGTCAAGCAAACTTGCTTCGTGAAGTTGAACTTTATGAGGTCTCTCCCGTTCTCCATGGTGCAAACCAACTTACGGGAACAATTTCAATTAAGTCGGACGACCCATACGCTGACGACTTTGAGCCAGAGTACGACGAAAAAGGCGAGCGTCTTCGTGACCCCAAGGGTGGTTTGACCGCTGCTGGGCGTCGTCATTTTGCCCGCACTGAAGGCGCAAACTTGAAGCCAGGAGTTAAAGGCCCAGCCGACACTCCAGACAAGATGCGTCGCAAGGGTTCTTTCTTGACCCGTTTCTTCACAAACCCATCAGGGCCAATGAAGGATGAAAACGGTGAACCAACACGGCTTGCACTTTCTGCAGCGGCATGGGGTGAGCCAGTTCCACAAAACATGGATGATGCTTCGGAGTTAGCAGCAAAGGGTCGCCGTCTTCTTGAGCGCTACAACGCACAAAAAGAAAAGGGTGATTACCCGACATCTATTTATCGTGCAGAGCAAGAAGAACGAGATGAGGACGAGGACTACACAGGACCACGAGGTCCTGACGGTGGTGTACCAGCAGCAAACCCAGCAATGGGGCGTGCAGGAAACCTGGCTCGTGCTTTAGCAATGCGTTTTGGTGGTGCTGTTCGTCTCCGTAACGCAGACCCCAACATGGCGATTTTTGACCACATGGACAAGCAGGGCACAAAGCAAACCCTCAGAGTTACATACCACTTTGATGGCGACGAGTTCATGTTTGGCAACCCAGTGAAGGTTCGTCAAGAGACTGTTTATCTTCCAGTTGAAAAGCCCGATGTAGATATTGATGACGCGGAAGAAATGCCTAACCGTAGGCCAAGTCCAATCACTCAGCAGTACCAGCGAGAGATGGAAGAATACCCAGCCCTTCCTCGTGGTGTTAAGCCGAAAATGTGTGGATGCGGATGTATGGGCAGAAAAGAAGAAGAAGAAATGCCCGAGGAAGACCTTGACATGAAGGCTCCCCAGGACGCCATTCTTGACATTCCACAAGAGCAAATTACTGGCGACATCATGCGTGGATATGGTCCTCGCCGTGGCAACCTTGAAAGACTGCTCCGCTATTGGCGTCCAATCATGAAGAAGCCTGGCGGTTTCCGTCGTTGCCGTGTCATTCTTGCTGACCACCCAGAACTTTACCCATTGAACAATATCTGTGCATGGTTGCATCACGAAACTACTGGTTTGTGGCCAAATGAAGGCTGTCACCATCCTGGCATGAAGAACTGCCGAAAGAAGATTCGTGGAATCCGTGACGGCTCAATCTTTAGCGATAGAGAGTTTAACGACAGACTTGAATCTGCTTTCAAAAAGGGCGATGCCATGGAAGACATGGAGTTTGATGGCATGTCAGACGAAGATATGGAGAAATCAGCAATGGCTGAACTCAAGGCATACTTTGATGGCAACCCTGAGATGAAGAAGTACATCAACGATGACGCCAACTGGGAACATGATGGCGAAGACGAAAAGGGTGGCTGGGTCGTTCACATGCCTATGGGTATGGGTAAGCCTATGAATGCTGGCAAACCAGACTGTGGATGCGGGTGCGACGGCGAAGGCTCATGTGGTCCCAAGCCTGCCATGCCCGTAATGCGTCTCATGAATGTCATGTCTGAACTGGAAAAATCAATCAGCGAAGAGATGCAAACGAAGGCTGGTCGCGTTATCAGCAATCGCAACATGCAGAAACTTCAGCAGGCTATGGAGTTGCTACAAGAAGTGGTTACCGCTTCTAAGCCTTCAGATGAGCCTGTGGTTCAGGTTAAATCAAACGGAATGATGAGAATCACGGCACCAATTGACAGCCTCTTTGAGGTCAAGTCTCTGATTGACCCGATTATTAACTTCCACGGAATTGATGCCGAAGTTAACGAGACAGGAATCTACTTTGGTAGTAGTGTCTCAACCGAAGCAAAAAGCGCGATGATTAATGCTATTTCGGCATACAAAGATTCGCACAAACAGGACAATCACTAAGAGCGGAATACTCAAATGGGTTATACTTCTCAGAACGGTTTACCAAAAACAACAGCAAAATTTCATTGCATGGTTTCAGGCGATAAGCGCATGGCCCCATGTTCTGGATGTTCAAATCCCAAGGGTTGTCTTTCGTCAACCATGCAATACAAGGAGACAGAAGAAATGGCAGATAAGCCTACAGTCAAACTCGGCGCTGACGGAAGCGTTACATGCGCCAAGGGTCTTGAACTCTCGGAATGCGGATACAAAGTCGGTGACAAAGTTTGTGGCAAGTGCGGTGCAACTGCAGTAGCCATGAAGTCTCTTGATGATGAATGGGTAACCGTTGAGGGCCTTGACATCAAGGGTGGCTCACCTATGTCAAACATGGTTGAAGATGTTGAAGACGAAATGATGGACGAGACTCCTGTTGCAAAGCGCAAGAAGGCTCGTGCAAAGCGCATGGAAACCATGGGTGTTAAGTCTCTTGATTGGGATGACGATTCGTTTGTTTGCGCATTTGAGCGCAAGATGCTTCCAGGTGCTTCACAAGTTTGTGCACAGTGCCCAGGTGGTTGTGCCCCAGAACAAGACATGCCATCACTTCTTGAAGTTGAAGGAATTGCTGAAGACATGTTCTCAGGCAAGGTTCTTGACTCGGGATACTCTGACGAGACAGACATCTATGTTGTTGATGTTCAGCGCAAAGACGGAAAGCCAATTGAGGCATTCTTTGATGGCTCAACAGGCGAATGCATGGGCTGGCACTTGCTGAACGACAGCGTTATCGGTGAAGTTGCTGAAATTGGTGGAACGAAAGTTATTTCTTTCAACGAAGCAGCAGCAATCGCAACAAAGTCAATTGAGGGCGATGTAATCGCTGTTGATGCAGACATGTTTGAGGGTTACGACGCCTTCGCTGTTGAAGTTGAGGGAATTGACGGCAAGTCTTACGATGTGTTCGTTGGTCTTGACGGTGAAGTTCTCGGCTGGGATGAATACGATGCTGACGAAGCAGAAGACATTGACGCTGAAGTTGCTGAACTTGCATTGAAGCGCATGTACGACGAGGAAACTCGCAACACCATGGCTGAGTCTGGCGAAGCACTTCCTGACGGTTCATACCCAATCGCTGACGAAGACGACCTCAAGAATGCAATTCAGGCATACGGTCGCGCCAAGGACAAGGAAGCAGCAAAGGCTCACATCATGAAGCGTGCTGCTGCTCTTGAACTTGAAGAGTTGATTCCTGAAGAGTGGTCAAAGAAGGAAGACGACGAAGACATGGACGAAGAGGACATGGAAGAGTCGGAAGACATGATGGACGGCGAGAAGAGCGCAGAAGATACAGAGGCTGCGAAGTTCCTTGCCGACCTTATGGAATTTGAAATGTTGAAGATTGACACAGGTCTGGAGGACTAAAAATGGCAAAGAAATCTGCACAACCAAACGCTGCTGGATTCTCCGAGATTCAGAACAAGGCTATTCAGCCAGAGCAATCAAAGGCTCCAAAAAAGAAGGCCGACAAGAAGGCGGAAGAAGCCGTTGTTGTTGTTGAAGAGCCTGCTGTTCAAGAGCCTGTTGCTGAAGAGCCTGTCGTCGCCAGCGAGCCTGTTTCCGACACTGCTGAATAGTTCACCAGAGGTTTTCTGGTGAAGAACCGTCGCGGATTTAATCCTGACGCACGAGTCAAGGACGCTGATTTTGCTTTCCGCATCCTTGGTGATTCCGTATTCACTAAAGGTTTTCTGGGTCCAAGCCTAAGAGAAAACAATGGGCTTCCGTCTGTTGGCGTTTCTGCTGCTCGTCGTGCTGGCGTAATTGTTGATGAAAATGGCAAGATGCGCTGCCCTCCAGGTACGCCTAATGCCAACCAGTTCACAGACATCAACATGTCTAACTGCATGATTCCAAGTGCTGAGACAGTTGCTCAGGAGGCAGCAGATGCGGTGAAGGCTGCAGCGGAAAAATCAGTTGATGGTTTCAAAAGAGGTAGGTTTGGCAAGTCTAAACCTCGTGAAAATGTTCCTATTGCCAGTCTTGCATTTGCAAATAGCCGAGGGATTCTTGAACAGCGCAGAGTGCAAAAAGGCAACAGCGTAAAATCCCCTATTGATGGGTCTGAGCGTCAGTTAAATACTGTTGATGACTCAATTCAGCATATTGCTGAAGGTGGTCCACTTTCTGAGATTCCTGATGAGCATTTGGTTCGTGCAATCATTTCTAATTCAAATATGCCAACAGAAAATGGACCCAGGGAAGGAAGTCGGAGATTTAGTCTTGTTGGACAAGGTGGCGGAATGCATGGAATGACCCGCTTCCAAGACACAACTACAGGGGCTTATATTGGCGTTAAATACAATAACGGTAAGTCAAGTACGGATGGTGAAGCGATTCGCGAAATTGCTGCTGAATTATTTCTTGAGCACCTCGGGTATGAGCCAATGCCGATGAGGCTAGTAATGGATGTGAATGACAGGGGCGGTTTTGAGTCATGGGATGGCGCTGCTCTAGTTACCGAACTCGCTCATAATAGATACGACGGTGAAGTTAAAAGCGCATACCTTGAATTTGGTGATGACTACAACCTTGAAGGCAAGGATATTCTCCGCATGATGTTTGTTGATGGCGTTTTAAAAAACAAAGATAGGCATGATGGAAATTTCATGATTGCGGAAACTCCAGGGGGAGATTCTCTGATACCAATTGACCATTCGTTATCTTTAGAAGTTCCGTTTAGCGAATATGAGCAAGTGCAGCACAGCATCGCGCGACCAGGAGGAATCACCATGCAAGGACTTCAAAGAATCCTTGAACAATATTATGAGCAAGGTGGACGGGATAAGTTAGAGAAAGAAATTGCAGAAATCCAGGAAGAATTAAGAATGATTGACACTGAGCAATTGTCCCAGGATTTACAGCAACTACTTTTTCATGCTGGAACAATTGGGGTTGGGCGAAACGATTCAGAAAAAGAAGGCATGACAGCAATGATTCCAAGAATTGGCTTAATGACCAATCCTGCAGATATTAGTGTCATTGCGGACATGTTGGCTCCAGAGATGTTAAGACCTGAATACTTAAAGAATCCTCCATCCCCAGCCACGCTAGATGAATGGGTGTCAGCAGATAGGCCAACAGTGGCATGAAATACGCATTCATAACAGGCGATAAGAAAATAAAATTTGCACCTATCGCAGTTGTTTTTAACAACGGAAAATTTGAATTCATTTGCGAATCTTTTGAGCGCAAAAAGTTTTATTACGACTATGTACAAAACAATAATATTGAAACCCTTGACAAATTCACCGCTGGTTTTCCATATCAAAACATTGAGATGGGAGATGTAACTCCTGATGTAGAATCAATGTTGAACAAACTTCGTGCGAAGTTTGGCCTATCTGAAGTTGCTGAAACAGAACTAAATACTGAAAATCAGCGAAACCCAGAAGAAGATAGACAAATAAACGCCTTGCTGCGTGTAAGTAAGAGGATGCGAACGGGTGCAAATGAACGCTGATAAGCACACATCAATAAAGAGCCTATTGCGTCACCAACGACCCCTTATGCTTGCCGACTCATCGGTCAAGAGAACCATTGTTGATGGATACAAGACTCTAGAAGTGTCACCAACTATCGCTAAATCTAAAGCAAAAAGAACTTTGTCCGACGGAACACCTGGACAAAAGCGTCACCTTGAACCATTTATTCGCTCTAAGTCGTCCACGCTTAGAACACAATCGTCGCTCTCGGATAGAAACATCTTGAACTATAAAGCCGCAATGTTTGCACGGACAACTAAGGCACGCATTGGTTCCACGATACCTGTAACAGAAGTCAAAGTTGGGTTAATTGGCTCACAAGGAAGATTCGGTCAAGCAGTACAAGGAGTAGGTAGCGCTGTACTTCCTGGCGACATGTCAGAAATTCGCAGCCCTATCCGCTCACGCATTTACGCCGCCCTTACCCCTGGAGGAGGAGGCGGCAGAAGAATCCCTGGAAGAAATGAACGAGGATATAGATGTCCGTTTGGCTTTCAGTATGGCGGACGCTTCACAGACAGAAACTACTCAACATGCGGTGCACAACTTTTTGAATTGCCAACATCTGGTGGTCTCGGTCAAGGACTCGGTGGGCGTAGGCCAAGTATTGCACCAGCGAACGCTGAGGCTGTTTCTCGGGTTATTCAAGGAAATACAGCACAGTCAAGAGCGATTCAAATTACAAGAATGGCTCAAGTTCCAAGAAGCGGTGCAGAAAACCCGAAAGTTCGGTCCGCTGCTCTTTCTAAGATAATCACCACACTCACTGGCTCTCCATCTGGGGAATCTCGCTTAATTCGCAAAGATGGTGTCATTTTGCGTCCAGTGGTTCCTTCTTCGGTATTGCGTAACTTCGGTGGCAACCCAGACATGGAGAACGGAGTTTTCGTTCGTTCAATTGATAAGCCTTCAGACATTATTGGCGACGACCTTGCTCTGCTTTCTGGTCCAGCCATTATGAATGTTTCTTATGTAGCACCTAACGGTTCTGTAATTTCTATTGAGCGTCAGCGTCCGTTGACGGTTGGAGAACGGAGAAAATTTGGGCGTCAACTCAATGCAGTGGCTGGAGCAAGCGACAAATATGATGTTGGTAACAATATTCGGGATTTCGCTAATAACTCAGGCGGTGCTTTCAAATATACAGAAAAGTTCCCTAATGTTGATAAACCTCTTGACCTCATTGAAGTAGAGGACGACAAGGGTAAGAAAATTCAAGTTCGTCGTTGGGTTTACGAAACTTTCATGAAGGATGGCTCTCGCTCTAACAACAAGACAAAGCCAGCAAAAGAAACCGAGACTCTCAGGGAAGACGGCGCTAAAGCAAACGACACTGTGGACAATATTGCAGATGCAGTGAAGATGCTAGATAATGGTGGAGACCCACTTGACCTACCTCCAAACCTTATTGCTGACGCATTGCGCAGAAGCAAGAAATACGATGCCAAGAAACTTGGAACAGGAGTAATTGAATACTCTGACGGTGAGGGCAAGGTTTATTACCAAGTTCCAGAATCTCTAAAGAACGGCGCAATTGCAGAACGCTTTTACGCTGATGTGGCTTCTCAGGTTGGAATCAATACCCCTGGCGCTCGGCTCATTGGAAAAGAAGGCTCCCGCGAGTCAATTCTTGCCGACGCAACAAATGGTTCTGTCCGTTCAGACTCAGACCTCACTCTAGAAAAGGCTGACCCTAAAGAACTGATGAAAGTGTTTGTTTCAGATTTCTTGACAGACGCTCGCGATAGGTCGCCTGCAACATTGAGACCAGTAAGGACTCAATCTGGAAACTCTATTGTCCCATCATCAAACGAACTTTCGGCTCTTGCTGGTTTGGATGCCGAAGAAATAAAGAAGAGATTCAATCTTGATTTGCCAGACTACCTAGAGGGTCGCAACGGAATGATTTATCGTGATTCATTCGGCAGAATGACAGCAAAACAGCGCACAGATGCCACTAGTGTCTATGATACGCTTATTGAGCGAGCAAAGAAATTTAACTGGTCAGAGTATGCATCCAGGATTTCAGCAGACGGCAACTTGTCAATAGCCGAACAAAAACACCTTGACATTCTTAAAAGACTCTACGAAACTCGCCTAAATAAACTGACTTCACGCAAAAAAGAAGCACTACGCCTACTTGGGATTTAATTATGCAATCAGCCTACATCATCAATGACAGAACTGGAAAGCCATACGCAGTTGTTGGCATCCTCCCTGGAGGAACAGAGTTCTACCCAATTGCTGAATCTGCAGTTTCATGGGCGTCGTGGATGACTCAAGATTTCGCTGCCAAGAAAATCACCAAGCAGCAACTATCGGTAACTCTTGATAATTCCATGTCTGTTGAAGGCCCAATGCCTGCAAACCGCACAAACAAAGCCAAGATTGATGAACTAATCAAGAAGGCAAAGAAAGTCCCCAAAGGCGAATCCGACAAAGAAGAAACAGAACAAAAAGAAGAAAAATCGCTTGTTCCTGTTTTGTCACTTATGGATGTGCGCCTTGACGCTCTTGAAAATTCTGACTGGCGCAATGCTGTCAACTTCAAGGCAAAGTCTCTTTTGACAGATTCAAACAAATCAACATTTGCATATGAAGTAAAGCGCACTCGCGCAGCGTGGGACCCAGGTCTTGCAATTCCAGGAACAGACCGCAGAGGCGGCTGGCGTTGCCCTCCAGGAACAAGATACGGCGGACAAATTACTGACCGTTTCGGTCGTAACTGTGGCTGGGGAGTTGCCCGCCGTCTCGCAAATGAAATTTCAGACCTGGGCGAAAGACTTGAAAATGTTGGCGACCGTCGTCGTGAGCGTCGTGTTAATCGCCGTAATGAGCGTGTTGCTCGTCGCCTCGTTGAAGGCGGTCGTGTAGAAAGAGCAGCCCGCGCTGTCGGCAATGCCCTTGAGTCAACACCAGGAGGAGAGCGCGAGCGTCGTCCTGGAATCGTTGAGCGTGCAGCGGGTCGCCTCGGTGACATGCTTGAAACAACCGCACCAGAAAGACCTAAGCGTCCTGGTCGCCAGCGTCGTGGAGATAACGAGCGTGGCGGACTACTGGAGCGTGCCGCTGGTCGTCTTGCCGAAGCGCTTGAATCTGACTCTTCGCCAGCAAGACCAGCACCTCGTCGCCCACGCCCTGCTGCTCCTCAGGCTCGCCCTGCTCGCCCTCGTCAACCCCGTCGTGACAGAACCCCAGAAATAGATTTTCCAACCAACCGCCCAAATAATGTTGTTGAGAATCGTCAGCGCTACCTGGGCGAAATGATACGGCGTCTTGAAGAAGAAAAGAAAAAAGCACTGCGTAACCGCCCAGAAGGTGTGAGCGACAGAGACTGGAAACGCTACAAAGAATATGTAAATGGCCTTCAGCATCAGTTTGGATACGGTGGTGCGGATAGGTTTGTCTCCGTTCAGTCATTTGAAGGCTGGGCAAAAGATAATGGAATCAATGTTCCAAACGCTCCACGCAGAACAGACGACCCACTCAACTTGCGTCAATTGGATGACAACGAAATTGAGCAACAATGGGTTGACGCCAATATAGAAGGCGATGCAGAGAAGTTGGATGCACTAAACGCCGAGTTAAAGCGCCGTGGAATGAGAGAGCCTGCCGCTTTGCTAAATGCTGCACGCAACAACTCTAATCCTCGTCGTCGTCGCCCTCGCCGTGCCGAAGTTGACAATGTAACTAATACTCCAGTTCCTGCTGGCGCTCCACGACCAAATGAAACACTTGAACAGTACAAGCGCCGCAAGTACAACGAACACAATGCTCGCGTTCGTAAAATTCAAGAGCAGGGCGGTCGTGCAGGAATGCTTCGCTACGCAGAATGGGAACAATTCCACGGACCAGCAGTTGAAGAAAACTGGAATCGTGCACAGGCTAGAAACGCAGGTCGTGGCGCTCGTCGTGCAGCAACGGATGCTGGAGCAGCCCGTACAGCAAATCGTCGTCCTGCTGCTAACGCGGAACCAGATGTGGTTCAGCCTCAACGCCGTGTCCGTAGACCATTTAATGCTCCTGGACAGAGAGGCTACGCGACGCCAGAACGCGCTCGCCAAAAGAGAGAGCAACTACTGAGAGAAAATCCCAATAAGGAATATCAAATCATTAAACACAATGATAAGTATTTTGCAGTTGAGAGGATGTCTCAACGCCAAATTGAAGACATCAACAATAACGGCGGGAACATTGAGTTAATTCCAGATACACCAAACAGTGCGCCAAGACCAAATGTTCGTCCAGTGGCACCAGATGACGGGGAAGAGG